TCGCGAGTGGAGCACTCTTCCATCTGATTGGCAAGCTGATCCAGAGCATCTTTCGCCACAAGAAGGGTGTCTTGAGCCAGAATCTCTTTCTGCTTGATAATGTCTTCGCGTGATTTTGCCATTAGTAAAGCCTCTTTCTACATTTAGCGCAGCCGCCTCTTGGCGGCGGTGGATTTCCTTTGTAGCTCATGATTTTCTGTAAGATTTTCTTGGCATTTTCCATTTCACCGCGTTGAACGGCTTGGTGATAATTTTGCCAGAGTTCCAGAGAAGAATTCATCAGCAGGGTGCAACGGGACCGGGATTCCCTTGACAGGGAAGACAACCAAGTTTCCAAAGAGAGTTGATAGTTGCCAACTCGAAAGAACCTTCAAGAACCCAACCTTTTCCTTGCGGAGAGCTTGGAACGAAGTAATACCTACCTTTCGGAGTCTGAATGAAAGTTTCAGTAGAAATTCCGATCAGGGCGCCTCCGTCCAGATACAGTTGCTTCGCCTCAGGGTTCAGCGGATCCAGATTGAGGAATGTATAACCACCCGTAACTACGGCAAACTCCCCATTGTTGAACCCTGTAAACCAGTTTGCGTAATTGGTGGCGCTTGAAGATATCGGATCGTTTTTAATGGCAACGTCGTTCCAGAGTTCCACAGCGTACCTTGCCAGTTTCTTTCCAGTCGGACAATAGAAAACTTCTTCTAACGGTTCTTTCGTCTCTGCGTCCCAAACAGTCACAACTAATCTACCATCCTCAGTATAGCTGTTATTACTAAGAAGATAAATCGGTTGATTCAACGGATCTGGAAGGAAAACCGTTTCGGGATCGCAAACAAACACCCAATCTCCGGATTGAGTCGCAAGATTACTCCAGCGAATTCCGTCACAAAGATTGTAATCTTCCGAGGGCTGTTTTGTTCCCGTATACCACGGGACGTAAATTTCTCCACTTGCTGAGTCTAAAACACCGCCAAGTGGAAGCTTGGTCTCAACGTTATGACCTGGAAAGATTTGACGGCAATCACCCCTTTGAACGCAAGGGTCAAGAGCAATATAAGGAAGAGTCTCCTCAATTATCAGCACATACGTTTGAGTGTATGTGTACTGCGACTCGGGGCTAATTCCCGAAAAAGCTTCATTCTGACAAGTAAAAGGTTGAATAACCTGAACCGATGCTCCCGAAGGAACACTCCCATTCACAGTGTTAAAAGCCCCAGCAAGAAGCTGCGTGGCAAAATCATGGCCAGACGAAGTTAAATAATTCTGACAAGTGAAATTAAGCTCGAAACTCATGTTTCTCTCGAACACCATCGGAATTCGGTTCTTCACCGTATCGCTGGACCCTGTGTAGCGAACAACGATATTGTTGGTTTGCTGAACAACTCCTTCGTTGTCAATAGCATCTGCGAGGCGAAGAACATTTACGCTAATTGGGATTAGCGGGGAAGCGATAAGCGCATCAACGATGAATTGCTCGATACGGGATATAGTATTCAATTCCATGGTTTACGGGAAATTCGTGTTTGATCCATCGATGTACCAGCCACCTGCGTCGTTGGGCTCAGCAGTTTGCAAGGTTCCACCCAGGTCAATAAAATTGTTCGTTGTAATCCAGTTTGGAAAGTCGTTGTTCTGACCAATAGCACCCCATCCGAATCGGTAATCGGGTGCTTGATCGCCTGCGGTGTCGGTTGTCCAGCCCGAAAGACCTTTGCCAGAGACCGAGTTGTAGCGTTGAGGAATTCGCCAAGAACGCATAATTCCCTGCGGTGTGTCAATCGCAGAGTCGCCATTACCGGCCCGAATGGCAGTCATCTGCATTTCGGCCTGCATTTGCTTCAGAGCGGCGTCGTAGTCCTTGTAGACGTCGTCCCTACGGCGAACAGTGTCAAGATAGTAACGAGCGATAATGAGAGCAGTTCGGCGGCGATTACTTGTAATCAAGACCATTCCCGCTTTTCCGGATTGCTCGATGTAAGAGTCAATCAGGGAGTTGGCGTCTTGAATCGCCATTTGAAGTTTCGCCACATTTACCGTGGTGGCTGCTGCATCGTCAATGTTCGTTAATTGGATGGCCTCTTTAAGACCAAACGCGACAATAAAGTCGTCCGGTGAGGCACTCTTTGGATCTGACTTATGATTCGTTAAAGTCCCTGATCGATTCTGGTAAGGAAAACCATAACCGCCGATTGTTTGACCTAGGTTGGACTGAACTCGAGAACCATCGACTGTTTCATCCGGGGCGAGTGTGTTTCTTGCCGCTACCCGGTAAAATGCCCGAGCTGCATTTCTCTTTTTAACAACGTCGTTCGCTGTTGGGGGTATAGGTCCTCTCAGACACAGATTTAGGTCGAGGGGAGGTTCGTAAGAAACGAAAGCTTGATCCCAAGGAGTCAGAGTGCTATCTAACCCAAGAGAAAGCATCGTGTCCGACGAATAGATCAACGTTTCTACACCGTACTGTCCATAATTTACGGTGAATGACGTTAACGGCACCGGAACATTTGTATCCAGGGGTGCGTCAAAATACAGAACGACTGTTGTCGGTGTCGAAACAAGAATCTCTTTTATCTTGGGTGCGGCCATCAGTTTCTCCAGGAATACAGATTAGTGTTCGGGTCGTTCGAACCAGGAAAATAGAATTCGCTCACCCAAAAGGCATAAGCGTCTTTTGGAACTTGAATGACATACCCGTTTTCCTGAAGGTACATGCAGTTTTTCAGGTAATTTGAGGCCAGTCGTAAAGGCCATTCGTCCTTCCAATTAACTTCCCAAGAATCTATCGTGACGAGATAACCATCCAGTGTGTAGTCAATTTGAGCAACGATAAACCCTCCTCTTTGCTCCTCGTTGCTATACGGCGGATTACTATAATCAAACGTCTGAGAGACTCTTGTATACGGTTCGCCATCCCATTTCACCTGCAAATAGCGCATTTGCCCTGAAGGATCGTCGTAGTAAAGAAAATCCTGAAAGAGCCACTCAGGCGATGATATTGAGGGGCGACGGATTGCCATTAGTAAACTGCCAACACAAGATGAGGACCGGAAACAGTTCCAATCACTTTCGGAGTGAATGTTTGACCACCTACGGAAATCGCCGCAGGAACTACGGTTACATTCCCTAGAACAGTCAAGTTCATTTGAATCGTCACATCTTCACAAAAGTTGTAGGGACGAGCTTCAAATTTAATCTTGCCAAGGCAATCGCCTTGACCGCAACCTGTCTCCATACTGCATGGAGCTTCGTAGGTAAGAGAGTAAGATGTTGGAGTAGACATTACTTCGGAGGTTCATACCATTTTGCTTCGCCACCGAAAGGATTCGCTCTCGGCGATGTACCGTAGTTTGAGTATTTATCCATTTCCCCGCCAGTTGTTGGAAAAGTAAAATCCCAGACCGTTTGTTGATTTACCGGTTGTTGACCATCGCCACTTGTGTCTGGCGGTTGCTTACCATCGTTTTGTCCAGAGTGGCCGTGAGCCATATCAATGTGACGAACCCAATAATAAGAGCCTTGTCTTTGTAAGCAGACACAGAGCCAATCTGAACTCATAGGCCCGCCTTCTTCAATGACTGTGCAACCGTGATTCTCAGCTGACGCAGGGGGAAGACTTCCAGCCGGATAAATTGGAAGTCGAACCATCGTGCTGTTGTTAGGCATCTTCAACTGATTTTGAATTTCAGTTGCTAGTGACTCAGGGTCGAAAATAACATCCTGCAAAACAGCGTATTGGTATTCACCGTTCGTAGGAGTAATATTCACCCTTTTTCCAACAAGGCTCTCTGGTTGACGACCCTTAAAGGCGGGAGAAACATCAATCCAATGAGATGTTAAAGCCTCTCCAGGACGAGCTGCAGAGAATTCTTCGGAAGCACCCTGAATCTGGGGAATATTGGGATTGTGGTCGTCGAAAACTACCTTAACCCTCCCTCTGTTTTCAGGGTCATTCACATTAACAACAGTTGCCCTCAGAGTTCCTTTCGGAGAGCCGTCGCCTCGCATAATCCCTTCAAGGGAATTATACATTGCAACGAACATGCTAACAAATTCAGAAGATCTGACGTTCGGAGGATTGAACATTAGACTCTCCCACGAGAGAACCTAGGAATGTTTCTGGGACTTTGTTTTGTAATTGGAGGCCGTAGTTGAGGTTGAGGAGAAGGTTGAATTTCTTCCTGTCTGGTTACTGTCGGAGTCTCTTCGATTTTCGGCTCATCGGGCGGCTCAGTCTCCAGAATTTCCTGAACTTCCTCGATAACCGGAAACGATTTCTCTTCAGTAGTTTCCATGATTTGATTCTCAAAGTTTGTTGAAGACCTTCGTCTTTTGGGTGTAGTCATGTGTTGGTTCACTTTTGTATGGTTTTACCCCTAACTTTAGGGCACCGGAGTCAGATAAAGAGTTTTCTCGAGGGTTTGCGGATGTCTCCACGCAGCTTCTTCCTGAGGGTCGAAAAAACCATCCTCCGCAGCTGAAGCGTCTGCTGTGAAGTACGCATAGCAAATTTTATAATTGTTAGCGTCAACGTCGTAGGTTCGCGCAGGGTTATCACAAGTTGGAGGACATTTGTAGATGCTTGCGTCCCAAATCGGTGCTTGAATCAATTCAATCGCACCGTCGAGCAAGTCGTTCACATAGTACCCAGAAAGATAGGTGCAAGCACTGATGTTTAGGTAGACACCCAACCAGTTACCAAACCCCTTAGCGGAAAAGTCAACAAGACGATTGTGAAGCGGATCGTAGTCAATAAACTCCGCTTGTTCGAACTCGTCTACGATTGCGCTAGTTGTTGGCCGAACAGCGCAGTTCGTGTAAGAGGCATCAACAAAAGAAAAATCGTTGTACTGAACAGTAGAATACAGATAAGGCTCGCTATACACATACGTGTAATCCGTCCGATCATTATTCAAAACGACTTCTTCGTATATTTGCGGAAGTTGATTCTCTGGAGGGCAATTCATCTTGTCCGGCTCGATGTTCGACCCGTAATAGGCAAAATCTTCGCAGATTAGCGCAACCTTTTGCCAAGCAGCCCCGTTTCTACCGTAATTCAAGGGCAAACGAACAAAATAACGTTGCCAATTTTCTGCCGCAGGTCCGTTATTCAAGTCTGCGACAAGAGGGTTGATGAAAGTTTCGCGGTTCAAGAGCTCGGTGGTGTTTGCAACCTGAAGATGTTGACTTTTCCACAGACGAAGCGGAGTTTCAGCGTCATAGACATTCGGTGACATCTTGTATGTTATTCCGCTGAATACTAGATCCGTAACATCCAGCCGATAGGAAGAAGTTAGGGAGTCGGATATTGTTATTTTGGGAAACTGAGTTTTTCCGGTAAGATTATACGCCGTGTAATTGAAAGTGTACAGTCCTTGTAATGGGTCCGATTGATAAGAAAACTCGAAATCGGCGGTCTGATACCCAATTCCTTCCGTCAGAAGCTCACCGTTGCAATACATGAGAACTGTCCCCATGTTCAAACTCGAAGGAGGCGAAGAAGCGTAAGCATTCGAATTGAGTGCTACCCAAGCACCTCCAGTGTAGATTGCGGCTCTTCGTGTAGACACCGACGGATTTGCGAAGTCCCACCACAGTTCGCCCTCAAGCGGACCCTGAAAGAGAGAACTGTTTGCAATAAATTTCAAAATTGAGTCCGGAAATAAACCCCATTCTTCTTCAGAGTTTTCTTTCACGAGAACTGTCTCATATCTTCCGGACACAATTGTTTTCAGACGAGGAATGCTATAATTGGTTCCAGCAGGAGCAAGACCCACCGAGTTCAAAACGTATGTTGGAACATTCAAAGGAATTTCGAGACTCGCCGCGTCAAAATCCGAAACATTGCTAAACACGAATCGAATTGGAACCCAATAATCGGAATTCGGCTGTTTGTATAAATATAGACGTCCCGGACCGGGGAAAGACCCTTGAATTCCTAACACGTTATTTGCGCTGGATAATCCCGTGATGTTCGCGATTGCCACGCTAATCGTTGATTCAGGAACCAAGCTCTGACCAGCTGCAAAAGAAGCAACGTCTGGGAACAAAATCTCAGGGACAAGTTCTTGCTCCGGGGCTTCACGATAAACAGTTTCGACCCAGAAGGGGCAATTCTGATCCTGCTCAATCTCAATTTGGATTGCCAGCTTTCCAGTTATCGTATTCCACCAAAGCTCACCAGGAGGTAAAACACCCGGAATCGCAGCGTCAACTTTTGCTCTCTGGGCATACACAAGTTCCACGAGAGTGTTAAACTCGATGTTTCGCTCAAACACTGGAAAATACAGAGAATTCTTCTCGTCAAAACCGTGTACGGACAAACTGTCAAATGATAGATTGAAAGGCAACGGTCCACCTTTACTCCCCCAAGCTCCTCGGAAATTCTGCAGAACGCTCAGAGAATTCCAATCAGACGGATCCACCCATTCCTCTAGCCGGACTCGCAGAGTGGAGTTAGTTTGAACTGCGCGGTCTGAGTATTTCCACACAAGAAACGCCGTTACTCCCGGTGAGTTAGCGTCGAGCTTTCCGGGAATCGAAAGGACCCAATTTCCGAGATCTTCGTTATAAACGGGTTTTACATCGACGGAAAGAGTGTCACTGTAAGATAAATAAACCGGTTTATCAAATGTGTAAGAAGAACCGACGAATAATACTGGGAACAGGTAAGGGAATAAAAGGTTGGTATCGTAGGGAGGGTACAGTTTTAACGTACCATTATCGTTCGTCGTGATAAACGAACTGTCGCCAGCAACTCCTATTTCAGTTCGTGAGAAAGGAGCCGACCTTGCAGTTCGAGCATCAACCAGAAGTTGAGTGTTATTGTTTATTTCAGTGAAAAACGTGTCATCGACTTCGCCAAAGTCGAGCAGCATTGTGTCTGAAACTACGCTGATTCCTAAAATCGGATAAACATATATACCAAGGTAAACATTTTGACCAACTTGCAGTCGACTATCTGCCTCTACCTCGACAACCGCAACTCTTGGAGAAGTGAAGTCATCGATGTTATACCAAGTTTTAATGGAAAGAATTCTCGGTAAGATAAAACTGTTATAAACCCCGAAAGTTCCTTTCAGAAGTTGTCTTTTCTGAGAAACCGTGACAGGAAGATTCGTCCAATAATTATCCCCGCTCCAGCCGAGCATCTGCGCGAGAAAGTCAAGTTGACCGTTTACCCGATCCTCCGTCAGAGTAACCTGTGCTGTTTGCTCCGGGGACAGGTACTTGTTCGTATATTCGCGAAGCTCAAATTCGCTCGGACTAAAAGTGGGATTTACAGCGGTCATTTTGTTAATTCAACTCCATACTTTGGTAAATAGGCATACTCTTCTGTCACACAAGTTGCTGGGTTCATCCACAACGTTGCATATCCTTTCACTTGGTCGTAGAAATTTACCAAATCTTCGTCAAAGGGTCTCGTCAACCAATCAGCGACCGGTTGGTAGTCCCTGTGAATGATTGAGCGAATGTCTTTGATATCAATCAGCTTAAAATTTGCGTCAACATCGATATACGCTAGATCACAGTAAGTCGCGGGAACTTTCTCTCCTTTCGAGTTCAGGGCTGTAGAGGGAACCGACTCAGCCGGGTAGATCGATAAGGCGCATCGAGTCGAGGATTCTGCTTGTTGTGAAATTTTTGTAATAACCCCGGAAATAGTCATAGATTGAATTTTTATCTTTAAGTCCGAAAAGTCAACTCGCCACCCCTTTTGAAAAGATGGTGTTGAAATATCAAACTGAAAGTATTGGCCGACCGTGTCTTTCGAGATTGAGACTTGTGAAACTTCCGTAACTTCCGCAGAGTTCACATAGCTTAGAGTTGCAGTTCCTGTGAAACTTGTGTTTGTCGGGCAACGCAGAATAACCTGTGTATACGCAGACGCAAGGTAAGACGCCGGGTCTAAGGGCGAGGCCTGAAACGTTTCGTTACTCTCCCACTGCAAAAATGCCTCGCTCGGTTGAGCATAATCAGGGAAGTAGGTGTCAGAATTCGACCAGTAAGAAGTTGTATTCTCAAAGGCATTGACAACCGGATACCTCCACCCAACGGTGCCATCGCTACTGGAAGTGATGATCAGTTTTGTTCCCGAGAGAGAGTAGTCTGTGACCCGATACAGGTTTTCGATGTACGGGTTATCGTGAATGAGTTGGTAGGTAACTAGATAACGACCACTGTCGATATCAACTTCTTTCAAGTTTATGACTGCGGGGAGAACTGAAGTCGTTCCGTACTTCCAGACAACTTGACCAGACTTGATGATCAGATCTTCCAGCGTGTCCGATGCGATCACTTCCAGTGATATTGGTCCGAATATGCCCTCTCCCCACGGAATATACACATACCCCACATCTTGTGACGCGACAAGAGAAGTTGCGGTGTTAGTTGCAGGCAGAATATCGAAGAAATCGATCTGATAAGTCTGACTAACAGCTGGTAATCTTCTGTAAATCGGTCGGCGATAAACTTGCCACTCCGTAGGACGTTGTTCTAGCTTCTTCGCTTGAATATACTGCGGAGAGAGAAAATTAACCTGAGGAATATTGGGGGTGGTTGTAATCGTCTGTGAACCACCAGTTACTGGAACGAGTTGTTGGCTCATAGATCCATAGTTCCGTTACGATAGTTCGGGGGTGAGTATGAATACGTGGTGCCGGTGTACCACGAAAGCTGCGGAGTTTCAGTAGCGGTAGCGGTATTTTCCCAAACGTAAGTATATGCGGTTGAAGTATTGCTAAACCGCTCTTCATTTTTTGGAATGAGAGAAATTTGAGCAACGCCCAGTTTAATCGCCGAAATATCTCTACCAAACTGAGACAAAATCTGTTCATCGCAAGTGTACATATTCACGTAACGCAAGAGATTACCTGCGTATTCTTCGTTTCTTGCAGTATTTTGCGATACAGTGTTTGTCCAATCGGTAACGGTAAGAGGAGGCGTGAAAGCACGCATCACTCTATAGAGATTTCTGCCGTCTTCTGCAAGAATAGTATCCTCAGAGTAAATTGAATACTCGGGATTAAAGTAAGGAATGAACGGCAGCGTAAGAATAGTCGGGTCTTCAAACTCTGCACTCAGAACAAAAACACCGTTCTCGACATATACAGAAAAATCGAACAACGGACTTACATTTGAAGTCGCCGAGTAAGAAAGAACCGTACTGTTTTGGCGGAAGATTGTTGTGTCTCCTTTGAAGAATCTGAACATTCTGACAGGAATTTTCACTGAGCCATCAAATATTCCGGCATTAAGTTGAACTCTTTGCTGAGGGGTGTAAGCAAGGGGAATCACAAGACCTTCGGTAACAAGGTCGGCAATCACAGTGCTATCCGGAGTGAAGTACTGAGCAGCGATGTAATACTGCGGATCGGCAACGCTAGACTCTCGATACTCAAGGTAAGTTGTTGCAGGAAACCGGGGACCGTATTTATAGATGGGTAAACCTTCGTCGGAATTTCTTACGACAATCTCTTCGATAATTCCCTTTTCAACAAGAAGGTCGAAATAATCCTTCACTGGAAGTCCATTTGGCTCATACACAAATGCCTGAAGAACATAGGCATATTTATCCTCTCCACCTTTTACAGCATCGACGTAATTGTAATACGGATCTGCAACTGCATCGGGACCTCCGCCAATCTGCGGAGTTGTAACCCAAACGCCAGCAGAATAAGTGTTACCAACGGTGAGTTGTAGAGGAGTTACCGAGGAGCCCAGCAAACCAGCCGAAAGAGCGCTCGTAATGTTGTTTGAAGGTTGTTGCAGAGTGAAATTCTGAGAGACTATCCAAGCTAATGCCCCAGGCCTCTTTTCAAGTGAAATTGAAGAAGTAGGATCAGGAATAAACTGCCCGTCGCCGGAAAGATAGTCATACTGAACGATTTCAGGATTGTAGACACCTAAAGATGAAGCAACATAGTTGTCTCCAACCGTCCAAGGAGAGTAAGTTTTTGCTGTTGAGATTTTTCCTTCCGCAAGAAGAGCTGGAATCTCGTCAGTCGTTGCGATGTTGATATTGTCTAACACAACATGAAGGCTATCGTCAGATGCCCGATACACAACATCTCCTTGCAGATAGTTGCCTGCCTGAAGAAGTTGAATCTGTTTTAGTTCTAAGTTTCCGTAGATCGTCTGATCTTTCTTTTCCGCCGAGTATGGGGTGAAACCAGTGACGACTGGATAAAATATTCTACTCGGAATAGTCTGAACAACCAGGTCATTCTGAGATAGCAGTTCTGAAGTTGGTTCAAAACTGTAAACCTGGGTGTAAAGAGCTGCGGGAGCTGCAAGCTGCGGGGGAGTGTTAAAGGCTTTAGCTGTTACAATTCTTGGGTTAACGTATCGAGTTGCCGAATCGATTGTTAAGTTGAAAGCCGAATCAACGTCGCTGACACTCGGATCGGTATAAGCCGGAAAGATGTTGCCAGGCTGTAAAATTGAGAAGAGACGATTACGAAAATCGAGTGAAGAGCTGCGAAGATTCACCCCATACGAGCTATTTGCGTCGACTTCCAGTGTGATGTCGTACTGAACTTGACTCAGCGTAAGCGGGTAAAGGTGACCTGTCATTCCGACAGGAACCGAAAAGTTGATAACATTTTGACCGCGACTTAACTGATCGGCAGTTAATTCCACGCCATCGGGGCCAAGGACGAAGAAAGAAGTTTGCCCTGTCGGAAGCAGGTAATCAGTCAAGTAGTTGTATGAGTACTCGGACCCGCGATTCGGTTTAACGGATGTTAAAGTTCCCGTTCCGTATAGGTCAATAAAGAAATCCTGCCAATCCTGAGAACTAACCGGATTTTTTCTTCGAATCAGAGTGAAGAAACGTTCTTGAACTTCCTGGTATGTTTCTACATCCGATCCTCCCGTCGCAGGCTCAGGGTTGATCGCTGTGAGGCCGTTTACGTTGATCGCGGAACTTCCGGTGATCGACTTTGCGGGGACATTATAGATAGAGCCTACATAGTTTGAGTATACGGGAACATAGAGAACCGTTTCGCCTGGTGAAAAAACATGGTCCTCAATCGTAGTGTAACTATAGGTTTGTCCCCCCGTAATGTTTGGGTCGGTTGTGAATGAAGACCCGGTGGGAATCGTTACCGAAAAATTTGATGGAGGTATTGTTAAGACAAGTCGTGCGGTCGCCGCAGTCCCCAGACGCCTCATCGCGCCGAGAAAAGGGCCAATCCACTCGAGAAGAATCTTGTCAGGAAGTTGGTTTAGCCAGAATAAAAGTTCGCCCTGCGCAAATACCTGGCCCTCAAGCAAAGCTGCCAGGGGATTGCCAGAGCTGAAATCATTCAGCGTATAATTCGACGCCTCGTAAACTTTCTGAGACGCTGCTTGAACGAGTTCTGCCTCGTTTCTAGGGTCAATCGCAATTGACGGGAGTGGCGCATATCTAGGCACGGGAAAACCTCATCAAAGCGGACAAACAGCCTCAGTATTACCTGCCCCAACGGAATAGTTCTTACAAGAGGGATTCTGCTCAGAATAGTAAATCCCGTTATCAATCACAAGATTCTGGAATAGATAATCCACCCAATCCTGAAGAACAAATTTGGTGATCAAATCCTCGTCAGCTAAGCCAGCAAATTTCTGCGGAACTGTGGGAGACGGGTAAGTCGCCGGGTAGTTATACTTGTCATTCGTTGTGTAACTCTTTGGCGCGTTTTCTTTTATGTTCGGAGGATTGACACCCGTTTGGTCGTATCCGAAATTCCAAACTCCCGTTACTACCTTTGCGCCCGAGATTGCGATCCCACTGATTAACTGCCCGCCTTCAAGATTCGGCTGCGGCGTTGTTAACGTGATGTAGCGAGAATCCAGACCGTTAGGACCGGCTGTAACAAAGGAGTTTAAGCCTAGTGGAGGGTAATGCCAATCAAGATCTTGACCGTCGAATGAAATCTGTTTGGCGCCGTTGAGCCATTGGCTTGTAACGATAACGCCACTTGAAAAAGTTGTCTTCATGAATCCTAGCGGACTACCTTCTTACAAGCATTTTACCCTACTTCACTCTGCCTTTGCATCTAGTTCCTTTCAGGTGTTTTGTAAGGTTTCCGACATTCATTAAGAAACCACATTGAGGGCATGGTTGTTTTTTGGAGTTTGTCTCAGAGACAGCACGAGACTGAGCTGCTTTCTTATGAGCAGGCTGCGCTTCGGGACGTTTGGCGGATTCGCTCATTTTTTGACGAATTTCTTTGTTCCAGCGATCGCCATCAAAAAATACTCGGGATGATACGAAATTTTTTCTGGAAGAGGTTTGAGAACACCCTATCTGGTTACTTTCTGCCCACCACTCAGGTCCCCCAAACTCGCAAATTAACCACTCTCCTTCGATAAGGAACTCCCCTACTTCACCAAAGGTTACCGGTGCTGGATAATCCTTCACCCGGTAAGGGACAAATCGGTTTGTTTTCCGTTTATTGTAACTTTCTTCGGCAATAATAAGGTTTTCCCTGACGCTGAGTCCACTTACTAAAACACCCTTCTCAGGGTCTATGTGCTCTAAGGTGAAAGACATGAAAAAGCCCTCAAAAGGTTTACTTCTGAGGGCATTATAGTGAATGTAATTAATGGGTAAACCATCAAAAAGTTATGTTCTCTCCCAGTAGTTGACGGTAAAGGCACATTCCAGCGTCTGAACGCTTCCGCTTTCGCGATCCACGTCAGCCGTTGTAATTGACCTAAACTGACAACCGTAAAGAACGTATTGACCGCCTGCGGGAGCAGAGCCAGACCCGGTGCAATCTTTCGGAGTTACGGTAACTGTGATTTCTTCGCAGTTGTAGGCAATCCAGAATTGCTCCAGTTGTTTGAAGATGGTAGGGTCGTATGGTGCCGTGAGAGTAACGTCGTCGGCAGTTCTCGGGCCAATAACGTGAAACAGTCTGTTACCAGATCCGTTTGCGTATTTGCTTTCTTCTGCCGAATCCTTTACGCCGCTGAATTTTGTAAAAACAGCAGTGAAAGTCGGACCGCCGAGAGCTGTGAAAGACACCTCGTATTGCGACTTGGTAATCGGTCTTAAAATAGCCATGATGACACCTCCTATAGTTTATTCTTGGATCAACCAAGAATGTTGGAGATCATCGCGCCAGAACCGATAAGACCAGTGGCACCAAGACCAACCAGGTTAACAACACGCTCAACAGTGATTTCAGCACGAACCACGCGACGCTCACGAATGTAGTACTCGGGGCGAACAGCAGGAGTGCCGGTCAGCTGATAGGTGTAAGCGAAAGCGGGGGTAGCAGCATTCGCGCCACCAGCAGGCATTACGCTATCGGAAGGACCATTGGGGCTGTAGAACAGCAGAATTCCGTTGGAGGGGAACACAGGCTGCAGAGTGCCATCGGTGGCGAGATAACGACCCTCAGCCACGCGCAGACCGCGCTCAAGACCGAAGTA